TAAAATGCGGGGTATTCGAGTTAGAGACGATGCGCAACCTTTACAACCCGGAGAATTTAGAGATGTGGATGCACCGGGAGGAAATCTAAAAGACGCTTTCTATCCGCTACCTTACAAAGAACCTTCACAAACTTTATTACAATTAATGGGCGTTGTGGTTCAAGCAGGTCAACGATTTGCTTCTATCGCAGACATGCAAGTCGGAGAAGGAAATCAACAAGCTGCAGTAGGGACGACAGTGGCTCTTCTTGAAAGAGGTTCAAGAGTTATGAGCGCGATTCATAAAAGATTATATAACGGGCTTAAACAAGAATTTAAATTATTAGCAAATATTTTTTCACAGTACCTACCTGCTGAATATCCTTATGATGTGGTAGGGGGTCAAAGAATGATTAAACAAATGGATTTTGACGAAAGAGTGGATATTGTTCCGGTTGCAGATCCGAATATCTTTTCAATGACACAAAGAATTACTTTAGCTCAAACTGAATTACAACTTGCGATGTCTAATCCACAGATGCACAATTTATATATGTCGTACAGAAAAATGTATGAAGCGTTGGGATTAAAAAACATAGATCAATTATTACCTCCTCCGCCTCCCCCTCAACCTAAAGATCCGGCGATGGAACATATTGATGCAATGGCAATGAAGCCTTTCCAAGCGTATCGTAATCAAGATCATAGAGCGCATATCACAGCTCACATGAATTTTATGGCTACAAATTTTGCACGAAATAATCCACCCATCATGGCGGCATTAGAAAAGAATGTTATGGAGCATATTTCTTTAATGGCTCAAGAACATGTGGAATTGGAATTCGCTGAGCAAATCAAGCAAATGCAACAAGCTCAACAACAAGGTATGCAGGGTCAACAAGCTCAGCAACAAATGCAACAATTGAATATGCAAATGGAAGCTAGAAAAGCTGTCTTGATCGCTGAATATACTGAAGAGTTTATGAAGCAAGAAAAAGAAATCACTTCGATGTTAGATAGTGATCCATTAATTAAATTGAAGTCTCAAGAACTAGATCTTAAAGCAATGGAAAACTTTAGAAAACAAAAAGAAACAACTGAAAAGATTAATATTGATAAATCTAAATTGTTGCAGAATCGAGATCTAACTGAACAGAAACTCGAACAAAACGAAGAATTAGCTGAATTAAGGGCTGAAACGTCTTTAGAAAAACAAGCAATGGCTAATAGGGCAAAGATGAGGTCGGATATGATCAAGAGAAAAGACGTAAAGACCTTGAAAGGCTCTTAAAGATAGTATAATAAAACATAAGGAAAATAATATGCCCGAAAAAACATACTCAGAACGATTAAAACCTAGCGGTAATTCTTATGGATCTGCCTTTTCTGCAGCTAAGAAAGCTGGCAAAAGCAAATTCACATGGAAAGGTCGTGACTATACAACAGAGACGGCAGACGAACGTAAAGCAGATTTTAAAAGAGAAACAAGAAAAGAACAATATACACGTAAAAAAGCACAAGGAAAACAAGCGGGTTTATCAGATAAAGACGCAGCTTTTAAAACAGCTAGAAACCAATTTGGTTCAAACTACGACTATACTCATAAAGGTAAAAAATTTAAATCCGATGTTAAAGGAGATAAACCACGAAGAGAAGGTTATGACACGATGGTTATGGCAAGTAAAGGTGGTTTAATTAAAGGCAAACCTAAATTAGCTAAAAAAGGATGGAAATAATATGGCAAAAGGACAAAGACCTTTTTATAAAGGCGTAAACTTCAAACAGTTTACCAACAAGGATGGATATCTTAAAGGCGGTAAGGAATACACAGTTCCTGAAGGCCCGGTTGAAGAACCAGTTGGTGGACAACGAAGAATGCTAAAGAATAAAAAATCAAAAGCTACTTGGTGCTAGTATGTGGTTTAATTTAGCTGGAATGGCTCTAAAAGCCGGAGCTAAAATTTATTCCAATAGACAAAGAACTAAAGTGGCTATGTCTGATGCACAATTATTGCATGCAGAACGTATGGCCCGAGGTGAGGAATCTTACCAAGGCAAACTTCTCGAAGCCCGACAATCAGATTGGAAGGACGAATTCGTCCTTGTCATCCTCTCGGCTCCCATAATTGTCTTAATGTGGGCAGTCATAAGTGATGATCCGACAGCAATGGAGAAGGTAAAGCTCTTTTTTGAGTATTTTTCAACGCTTCCTACATGGTTTACTAGCCTTTGGATACTTGTAGTCGGAAGTATTTTTGGTATAAAGGGAACACAAATATGGAGAAATGGTAAAGGTAAAAAATAATGCCAGAATTTTTTAGAAGTATAGCAAAGAAACCCGGAGCTACTAAAGTCCGTAAAGGATATAAAAAAGGTGGCAGTATGAGTCACGTAGGTGGCTATTCCCCGGTTTTAGGAAACAACAAATTTGGTTATCCCAGTGGAGGAGTTCCTGTAAGAACACCTATTAAAAGTGGAGGAACTGCTAGAAGAAGAATGGGAAAAGCTTTTGCGAAAGGTGGAAAAGTTTAACAGAAAGAATTATGGACGGAGTCCAATTATTATTTAAATTAAAAAAACTGGTCGAACTTAGACGTGACGACGTTGTTAATTCCCTAATCAGCGGTGTTGACAATATGGAAAAATACAACTATATGTTGGGTCAGATACGAACGTATCACTATATTTTACAGGAGATCTCTAACCTGCTAAAAAACAAGGAGCCAAATGAAGACGGAAATGTTTTTAAAATCGAACCCAAAGATCACCCTCCCAAAGTCTGATCTTGTCGGGCTAAAGAAATCAAAACAAATTACTAAAGAATCAACAAAGCTCCCTCAACCTACAGGTTGGAGAATTCTTGTTCTACCCTTTAAAATGGGAGAAAAAACTAAAGGGGGAATTTTCATGGGACAAGACACACTAGAAAAGCAACAAGTGGCTTCTCAATGTGGAAACGTATTAGCGATGGGTCCTGATTGTTATCGGGATAAAGATCGTTATACACAAGGGCCTTGGTGTAAAGTGGGAGACTGGGTAATGTTTGCACGTTATGCAGGATCTCGAATAAAAATAGAAGGCGGTGAAGTGCGGTTGTTGAATGACGACGAGATTTTAGCAACTATCAAGAATCCGGAGGATATCTTGCATGAATATTAACATAGGAGGAAACTATGCCAGATGATAAATCTGCAAAAGAAGAAAAAGTAAAAGAAGAGAAAACAATTGATCTCGACACCAGTGGACCTGATGTTGAAGTTACATTGCCTGAAGAAAAAGTAAACGTAAAAGAAGTAGAAATACAAGAAGTACAAAAGGAAGAGGTAAAAGATGAGAAACCTACTGAAGAACCTGTTAAGTCCGATGACGCACCTGCGAAATCTGACGAGCAGCCTGTTGTTCAAGATAGCAAACCTGAAAAACCCGAGAAAAAGGAAGAAGAACTAGAAGACTATAGCAAAGGTGTTAAATCACGTATTGCTAAATTGACAAAACGTATGAGAGAAGCTGAACGTCAAAGGGAAGCTGCTTTAACATACGCTAAATCGGTACAAGGAGAACAGACATCTCTTAAAGATAGACTCGCTAAATTAGATACGGGTTATGTGAAAGAGATGGAAGATCGTATAACATCAAGCGTAACAGCTGCCCAAAGTAAACTTCAAGCTGCTAGAGAAGCGAATGATATTAATGCGGAAGTCCTTGCACAAAAAGATATTGCTAAATTGGGCTATGAAGAAGCAAGACTTGCTGAGATGAAAGTTCAGCAAAAACAACAAGAAGAACAACGTAAAACCTTAAGTGAAGGGACAATACCTCAAGTTCCTCTTCAACCTACACCGGATGCACAAGCAACCGACTGGGCTCAAAAGAACGCATGGTTTGGCAAAGATAGTGCTATGACCTATACGGCTTTTGATCTTCATAAGAAATTAGTTGACGAAGAAGGATATGATCCACAATCGACTGATTATTATGGAGAATTAGATCGAAGAATAAAGCTTGAATTCCCCCACAAATTTGGTAATACTACAGTACAAACGTCCAAACCTAGACAAACTGTAGCTTCGGCTACGCGAACAGGTTACAAAGATGGACGCAGAACTGTGAAACTCACATCCTCACAAGTAGCAATTGCTAATAAACTGAATGTGCCACTGGAAGAGTATGCGAAACAAGTAAATATCGTGAAGGAGACATAAGCATATGGAAACTGATAAAGTGAAAAAAACCCCTCGCGCGTCCGAAGACAGAGACAAAACAAAACGTCCTGTCGAGTGGACTCCGCCGTCATCTTTAGATGCGCCGCCTGCACCTGATGGATTCAGGCACCGTTGGATAAGATCTGAAAGTCTTGGTTTTGACGACCAAAAAAATATTTCAGGTCGCCTAAGATCTGGGTACGAACTGGTTATGGCCAGTGAATACAAAGACAAAGGTTTCCCGGTAGTTGAAACAGGTAAACATACAGGCGTCATTGGAGTTGGTGGGCTGTTGCTGGCCAGAGTGCCCAACGAGATCGCTGAAGCTCGTCAAAGATATTATGCTGAAAAAGCTAATGAACGTGACGAAGCTGTCAAAACAGATCTACTGAGGGATCAGCACCCGAGTATGCCTATCAGTGTTGATAGACACTCGACGCAAACTTTCGGTGGTGGCAAGAAATAGTTTATTAACCATTTCTAAAATCAACGAATTAAATTAACCGTCACTGGAGGTCCTTCGGGACAGGTGACACACGGAGGAAACTAATATGGCAAATCAAGACGCCGCTTTCGGTCTTAGACCGTTAAAGTCAGTTGGTCAAGCAGACGACTCCACAGGAATGAGCTCACATAAGATAGATGCTGGCGATGCCAGTATTCTATATCAAGGTTCACCAGTTATCGGAGCAGCAGGATATGTAGATATCGCTACTGCCGGTGCTGTGCCTAATATGGGTGCATTCTGGGGATGTTTCTACAATGATCCAACTACGTTAAAACCTACGTTTAAAAACTACTATCCTGGCTCGATTACACCACCTGCTAGCGCAGATATTGAAGCTTTTGTTTATGACAATCCTAATCAGATGTTTGAAATTCAATCTGATGCTACGGGTGCGTCAGAACTAGCGGATGTATTTTCGAATGCAGACATGGTAAATTTCGGGGGTAGTACTATAAACGGGGTGAGTAACACTGAACTAGATGACAGCACAATTAAAGCTTCTAGTGATGCTGCTGCTCAACTTTTAATAATTGGTCCTTCTCGTGATCCAAAAAATAATGATGTAACTTCAACAGACGGCAATGTAAATTGGCGTGTGCTAGTTAACATGCATTTATTTGGACATGGAGTAGGTACCGTAGGAGCGAATCCGTAATAAGGAGTAAATAACTATGGCAATATCACGACAACAACTCGTAAAAGAGCTTGAGCCAGGTTTAAACGCCTTGTTCGGACTCGAGTATAAAAGATACGACCAGGAGCATAAAGAAATTTATGCTACTGAAAGTTCTGACAGAGCTTTTGAAGAAGAAGTAATGTTATCCGGCTTTGCTAACGCATATGTTAAACCTGAGGGTTCAGCAGTTGCTTATGACAATGCTCAAGAAACATTCACTGCAAGATATACTAACGAAACAGTAGCTCTTGCATTTTCTTTAACTGAAGAAGCAATGGAAGATAACTTGTATGACAGACTCGCGTCTCGTTATACAAAAGCACTGGCTAGATCCATGTCAAATGCGAAACAAATCAAAGCCGCAGTACCTTTAAATCAAGGGTTGCCTACTACAGACAACTATGATTCAGGTGATGCAGTTTCTTTGTTCTCGACAAATCACCCATGTATCGGCCCTGTGTTTTCAAACACGTTAACAACACAAGCAGACATAAACGAAACATCGTTAGAGCAAGCGTTAATTGATATCGCTGCAATGACTGATGAACGTGGTCTGAAAATAGCAGCAAGAGGAATGAAATTAATTGTTCCACCTGCTAACCAATTCAACGCTGAAAGATTGTTAAAATCTCAAGGTAGAGTTGGTACTGCTGATAATGATATCAATGCTCTTAAAAACATGGGGATGATTCCTCAAGGTTACAGAGTCAATCACTATCTTTCTGATACTGATTCTTGGTACATCATCACGGATGTTCCTAACGGAATGAAACACTTTGACAGATTACCTATCCAAACTAAAATGGAAGGCGATTTCTCAACTGGCAACGTTAGATACAAAGCTAGAGAAAGATACTCATTTGGAGTATCAGACCCTAGAGGTATCTACGGTGTCGAAGGTGCTTAATCAATAACTTAGAAATGAGGCGGCCTTAAAATCGCCTCATTTCGACAATAAAGTAAGAAATTAACAATGAAAAACTTCCGAATACAAATCCGATACCACGGGCATTTTGCTGATTTTAAGGCTATGGCTGAAGACAGTATCGAGGGCATTGAAAAAGTAGTCCTTGACAAACTGGGAAAAAATGAGGTAAAGTTCGAGTCTGATGGATTTACTAGCAAAACTGGTAAATGGATAACCTATGAGGAGGTTACAAATGATCCAAGAACTGTACACTACGAAAAGATCCTTGGAGCTAGAGTGGCAACAGGAGTATCTGAAGTCGGGGCGACATAACGTTAAAATGATCGAAATTAA